CCACGCGGCGTCGGCGGCGGCGACGCGCTCGAGCCACGCGACGCCGTCGGCGGCCCACGCGGCGGCCCACGCGGCGGCGGCCCGCGCGGCGGTGGTCCTCGTGGTGGCGGCGCGCTGGTCGCGCTCGGCGGCGGCGGCGGCGGCGGCGGTGGCGCCCGCTCGAGCAGGACCTCGTCCGTATCGGCGTCGACCCGCTGCACGGGCCGCGGCGACGAGAGCGACTGCGGCGGCGCGCGGCCGATCTTGGGCTCGCTCGGCCCGGTAGTATTTTCTTCACTCCCTTCTTTACTCATTAATATTTTTATATATTAAAATATTAATAATTTAATATACTATTCGTATTATATTTTACAAAAATATATTTAATGTAGTGTTAAAGAATTATTATTTACACGAAATAGAATTACGTCTAATATTAATACGTTTAACATCCAATTCTATTTTAATTAGTTTAAACAATTCTTGCTTTGTCGAAGCATACAATTTTGGTTGTTGTTTAATAAAATAAACATTTTTTTTATCATCTTTTAAAATTTTTAGACGGACCATTAGATTAATATTATTTTATATATTTAAATTATTATAAAATAGTATATTAGATGTTAAAGGTGAAATTTGAATGTTCGCCTGGGTCAAAGAATTATATAAAAAACATTGATAATAAATTAGTAATAAAATATTTACAGGGACCAGGATCTATTGGTAGACATTTGAAATATTCGTTCAAGGAATGTAAAACAAACAATGCAGATCTTTATATTACATGGAAAATCGACGACGAAATGAATGACGATTTAATTGGATATTCTGCGGCATATTTAAATTCTAGGCCCGGTATAATATATTTAAATTCCCAAAACTGGCATTCTATTAGAGAACCACATCATAATGAATGGGTAAGGCAATATGGAAATAAAAAATCAACGCTTACAAAATATAGAAAATATATGGTTAATCACGAGTTTGGACACGTATGCGGCTTAGATCACGACGATTTTATCAAAAAACCAAAATGCAATCTTATGGAAAAGCAAACATTTACACCTAAACGATTATGTAAACCAAGTATATATCTTCACAAAAAAACAATAAAAAAATTAAAAAATAATGTACAAAGATTAAGATTTTGACATCCCTTTGGGAATCTCGCTGTAAGCGAGTGTCAAAATCTTACAAATTTCTAAAATTTTTATTTTATCATTTTCCCAATTGTTTCATAAAAATGCGCGGATTCCATATCTCATATTGTTCCACCTAATTAGATAATACAGTGCCCGAGTAGCTCTTTTACTAGTAGAACATTATCTTCTTCGGCAAGTGCGACGGCGTTTTCTTTTACTACATTTGCGAGTCTTGCGTTTTCTTTGTTTGCGGGATTTTTTGCCGCCGGTTGTGCGGGATTTTTTTGTTCTTTTTCTGCGGGATCTTTTGCCGCCCTTGATGGTCGTGGAGGACGCCGGCTCCTCGATCGGTTCGAGGAGGTGGGAGTCGACGGCCGCGCTTTTTTCACAGATCCAGGTGACGTTCACGCGCGCCGTGCCCTCGTCGCGCGCCGACGTCCAAACGCCGCTTGGAGCGAGGCTCTCCACCTTGCCCACCGTGCCCGCCTTGACGACGAAGCCGTTCGGGAACGAGAAGCTCTTGCCGGTGTACCTGACCATATCGCCGGCGGCGAACTGCTGTTCGGATTCCGATTCCATTATACTATACCTAAAGAAAATAAATCAATAAATCCTCAAAAATTAAGCAAAAATAATCCAAACGATAATAAGTAAGGAATTTATCTTCTTCGGCAAGTGCGACGGCGTTTTCTTTTACTACATTTGCGAGTCTTGCGTTTTCTTTGTTTGCGGGATTTTTTGCCGCCGGCTGTGCGGGATTTTTTTGTTCTTTTTCTGCGGGATGTTTTGCCGCCGCCCATACCCGACTGCTTTGCCGCCGCCGCCGCTTTCGCCTTGTCGACTAAAGACCGCAAGCATTTGAACTCACGTTTCAAGCGCGCGATCCATTCCGTAGCTATCTTCACACTTTCGTCGTTCGCGTCGACCCACTTCTCGAGCTCGCGCTTGTGACCCTCGGCGCTCTTGATGAGTCGTTTATAAATATCCTGAACTTCCTTCAACCTTTTTTCTTCGCTGCCGTGGCCAAGGAGGGGGGCATTGGCGATCGAGTCCACGAGTTGCTGCGCCTTATCTTCTAGCTCGCCCATTGAGCTGCAGTCATTTCCTGGCATAGTTATATATTAGTAAAATATTTTTTTGAATGGGTAAAAGTTGGTGACAAATCAGAGACGGGGGGGCCTGAATTTTAAGAATCTGCGCGGCATTTTAAACTATTATTTCTTGATGTATCTGGTTTTAATACAACAACAAAATTTATAATACATATTTGAGTTTTGATTTTTGTATGGAATATAGTTATTAATTTCTTGGTTTTCTGTGGTAGATATTGATTTTATATTACGTGATTTTTCCCACTGTTCTTTTTCACAAACATAATTTCCGGCATACATGGTAGAATCTAATTCATAATTCATCTATTACAAGTAGAAATATATATTATTTTTATTATCTTTTACTAGACATTTAAAGTTTATTTAATATGGTTATAATATATTGAATAAAATTAAATAATGAACAAAATAATAAGGACATTATTTACAAGAGAAATTTTTTCAAACATTTCCATAGCTAGACCACTTGGCAGATGGTGTCACGTTGAATATAATAAAAACTGTAATATAGAAATAAAAGCAGATTTAGCTAATAGTGATAATAGTTTTGTTTCTTCTTTTTCGGGCGAACCAACATTAAAAACGTATAAAAAAAATAAACCCCGAATTACAAAAGAAAATGAAAAAATGCTGGGAATATTAAGTCAATTATAATAGTTCAAAAGGGGAAACTATTTAATATAAAAATTGGGGTTATGATTTGACGGAGGGAATAAGATCATCTATTAGAGTAATAATTATTAACCACATATGTGTTGTGCTGTGAATTAATGGTATATATTCAAATTCTATCGCATCAATCATTATACAATAAAATATAAAAGCACAATATAACGAAATAAAAATCCATAATTTTTTATGATTTAGGCAATAAAAACCAATGAAGCTAATAGAAATAACTGCAATGTTATCAAGAAGTCTATAATAATCTTTAATATACCAAACATCTAGACGAGAATGGTGTAAAATAGATGTAATACCTAGACAAATAACACTAAAATTCCACAAATTACTGTTATAACAAAATTTAAGTAATCCTACTAAAAATATCAATATACTAGTAAAAAAACAATCCGGGGCAATAGGGTTATCGTAAATAGTCACGAATTTTTCGTATAAAATGTTGTCAATAAGTGTAATCATTTAATACAATATCTTATATAAATGAATAAACTTCCAACCGAAATTATTTCATATATTCGCGCTTATACACATAATTCATTAAAACATACGAATTTGGGGTTGTATAATGACATCCGCGACAAAAAAAACTTTAAAATGTATCACGATACAAACGAATTCAAAAAGAAAATGTTTACAATATTAGCTGAAACCTATAAACGGGACGAATGTTTAACAGATAAATCTTACTGCATTTATATGTTGTTGTATTTTCCGTATCATATATATAATAAAGACGCCGACTCTATAAAAACAATTGTTGATGTGATTAATAGTAAAAAAAAGATTTATGAAAAGGAAGTGCCACGTAAAATTGCTAATTGTGATTATACCATATCACGATTGAATGATTTGGATAAGATAACTCCTCGTCAGCGCGCGGTGATTGAAAAAAATGAAAGACAACGATTGATTCTAATTCGATGTAAACGGGCAATGGAAAGCGTTCCCGAATTCAAATATCAAGTTACGATTTCATAGCAGAATAACTCCTATCTTGAACATTAACAATAGATTCTCCTGTAATAATTGTGATGATTTTATTTGCTATAATATTGGTGGCAATTGAGAAAGCCAGAAAAATACGCCATCTATTGAACAACCCTACAATAATACCCATTTGTGAAAATTTTTTTAATTTTTTATAACGTTTTAATGCGTTTTTGCAGTGTTTACAAAAACGCGTATGACTATTCCATGTATCTACGAGTTTGTGTCTCGGAAGTTTTGTTATTTTTTGTGCTTTGCCGAATGTTCCGGTAGGAGAATTTCGTTGTCCGTATTTACTCCACCACGATCTCCAGTAAATAACACCTTTGTCCGCCGAAATTAGATTGTAATCGGATAATATGTCTTCGGATAAAATATTTGATTCTGTGTTATGAAGCCAAATATCGGTATTTAAAAAGCGATTTGACATTGCATGAATAAACCATGAAGGGAAAATACCTTTTTTAAAAGGCGAATTGATAAAAACACGACACAGCCCTTCTTCAACTGGAACTGCGTATAGTTGGAGATTTTTTTTCCACGTATTGTCTTTTCGTAGTGTTCTGAAATGATAACTTGTTGGACGCTGATAGCTTAAAACACCATCTCTTGATTTTCCAACTATTTTGTCTTTGAACGCAACCTCTAAATGACTATTATTACTAACAAGAGCTTTCATTTCAATCGGAGAACCGTCGCTGCGCATTCCTTGAAGTCCATGATGCGCAAAAGGTATATGTGCCGGATCCATGAAATTTTCAATCAATATATCAAAACTATACGGCAATTCTCTTACGAAAAGGTCGTTGGCTTCATTCATAATATTATTGTAAATATTGTCTGGTGTAATATTGTAATTTAGTCGTTCTCCGCATATACTTTCGGGGAAAAATGCCCATAATAGGTCTTTTGTAATATAGGTGGGGAGTGTAGATACTTGATAACCGTAATCACACGAATTCTTTTCTTGGGGTATTAGCGTTGTTTCACCAGACTTGTCAAACTGCCATCCGTGGTAAGGACATTCAATACATTTTGTTTGCGGGTCTATTCTTCCTTGTGATAAGGGAGCTTTGCGATGCGGACAAACGTCCCTTTGAACGTTCCATTTTTCACCTTTCCATACAACCCAATCTTTGTTAACAATCTTTATACTATTTGGAGAAGTATTAGACATAGAAGATACACTTCCAACCGGCAACCAAGCGCCGAATTTAAAACTACTTATGCTAGAAAAAATAAATGGTAATAAAGCAATAAAGGCATGCATAGTTGACTATATAGGTAACGTTTATGTCCCTTTTGTTAAAAAAAATATATTTTATTTAATATAAATGCCCCGCGGTCCTGGTCAAATGATGAAAATTCATCTTAAAACAAATGGTTTCACGTGTTTGTGTTGTGCCCCAATGAAAACAATTGTTATACCAGGTGATGATGGGACTTAATATTTATTTTAAGTTATATAAAATTGAAATAATTATAATGTCTATAATACTTAAATATTAAATGAATTTCGCTTTTACATTTATTCTACTCACCATTTGTGCTAATGCTATTAATGTTGCAAAATCTCGCGGAATGAATCGTTATCGTAAATCTATTTTTATTAATGTAGTTAATAAAGTAAATAATCCCACAAAAGGTTGTCCTCTTATTGAATATTTTGATACTAGGCGCACGCGCGCAGATGAGATTGTAACTCCGCTTATTCCAGATAACGAGGACAGTATTTATGAATTGCTATCTCAAGAGGGCGAGGTTTCTATGCTTGAGTGATCTATTTTTATAATATATTAACCATACAACATACGACTTTCTGCATAGGACATTGTTGCTCCGGTTTTAGGATTTGTAAGTAAATATGCAATCGAATCATCCGAACTTTTATTTAATACGATTTCTATGCCCTTTTTATTTAATTCTAAATCCGTAGTTGGTTTTTTATAAGTTCCACCATTTTTTTCATCAATTTTAATCCAGAATTTTTTTATGTATTCTTTAACAAATTCTGGAAAATTATATTTTTCCATAGTGAAATCCACATCTACTGTGGTTGCATCAGGATAATTAGTGTTTAGCCACTCAATTGGATTTTCTTTGTTTTCGAACATCTTATTTATTTAATTATAAAAAATTAATATTTCAATTTTATAAGCCATTTTTATTTATAAGGTTAATTAGTAAAAACGGTTAAAGAATTATATTAAAGTAAGATAAATGGATTCGATTTATTGTCTTGGGGATTCTTTTACTGAGGGAACAATGTCTTATAACTGGATAAATAGGTTGCGTTTTACTCTTCCGTTGCATTATATTTCAAATGAAGGTGTTAACGGTGACACGGTTTGTATGTTGGCACATCGTTTAAATACCACAATTGAATTAAATAATCCAAATTATGTTATTATTATGATAGGCGGAAATGATGTTATAGGATCATCAAAAGAGTCTTATGGGGATTTTTATATGAAACAAAATCCGACTATTCAGACGGAGAGGCCTTCTCTAGAAAATTATAAAAAGGAGCTAACCAATATCATAGAGAAAATGGATAAAGAATTACCGGCCCACACCTATATATTACTATTAAGCCCGCCCCCAATAGGAGAAGGTGGTATGGATAGTATTGAATGGAAAACTGGCGAAAGCTTCAACGAAGTTTGTAGAGAATTGGCGGAGAAAAGTTCTGATCGTGTTATTTACAAGGATTTATTTAATGCCGTTTTGAATGATATGGATAAAAAATTAAATGGAAAATACACCGATTTTAGTCTTGATTTATATACGATGCTGGCGTCATATATGTGTTCATGTGTTTTAAGTTATGAAAATATTCGGTGGATAAACGGATATTCATATACAACAGACGGTGTTCATTTTTGCGAAGATTTTGGAAATGTATGTGAAAGATTAATATATGAGACGATATCTGATATAGAAAATGAGAATATTGTAATAACCGTTTAATTTTATTTTAATCAAAGCTTTCAATGAGTTTTACGAAAAAAAAAGATGGCGTTTTCCAGGTGCAATCAAATTCTGGATGAAACTGAACACCTAACCAAAATTTATTTGGAGTTTTATTGATTAGTCCGATGTCTAAGTATTTTAAAATATCTTTGTCTTGTGTGAGATGATATCTATGTCTAAATCTTCGTAGTGTGTAATCATTTTCATACCAACCCACAAAATCTCGGGGGGTGGGTTTATGTAATCCCAATTTCATTTCTCCTTTTTTGAACAAGTGTACGCCGTTTTTTGAAAACTCTTCGCTTGTAATATTTTTACAGGTTTTTCTTGCGATTGCCAATGCCATAACTTGATAACCGAGACACAACCCCAATGTTGGAATATCTTTATCCAAAGTGTATTCGGCGGCTTTAATCATATTTTCTATACCACGTTCACCAAAACCACCAGGAATTATTATTCCCGAACATTCGTTTATTTGAGTTAATAAATTATCCGCGTCGCTATTTATCCATACTATATCTATCTTCCTATTGCAATAAATTGACGCGCGCTCAATTGCTCTTATTACTGATAAATATGCATCGGAAAATCCTGTATATTTACCAATAATTCCTATTTTAGCACATTTTTTAGTTGGAAGAACAAAATCTAAATTCGAAATCTCCTTTCCAATAGGTAACGATAATAGCTTGCAAATTTTTTGTCCAAAATTTTGCTGAGAAAAATTATTTGGCACCATGTAAACGGATTCCATATCTGGTGCTACGATTATATTATTTGCGTCGATTTCGCAACGCGATGCTAGTTTTTCGTATATGTTGTCTGGAATATTATTTTTAGAAGTTCTTAATACAAGGAATTTTGTTGGAATTCCTAATTTTCTTAAATCGTGCATCGTGTTTTGAATTGGTTTAGTTTTATATTCATCTGCGCATTGACATAACAAAGATACATTTATAGCGCACCAATCTTCGGGATTTTCTTTTATCATTTTCCTAATTGTTTCATAAAAATGCGCGGATTCCATATCTCCTATTGTGCCACCCAATTCGATAATACATACATCTGGTAAACCGTTGCCAACATCTATGTGGGCTGTTTTTATTATTGTTTCTTTTATATGATCTGATATATGTGGAACAAGCTGAACGGTTTTTCCGAGATATTTACCGTTTCTTTCATTATTAATAACTTCCAAAAACATTCTACCCGAAGTAATATTATGCTGACGCGTTAATTTAATTCCAAGAAATCTTTCGTAGTTTCCTAAGTCCAAATCAGTTTCGGTTCCGTCATTTAATACATAAACTTCACCATGTTCATATGGCGACATTAATCCGGCATCAACATTGAAATATGGGTCTATTTTTATTGTTGTTATAGATAAACCAAAATTTTGCAACAAAACACCCAAACTACTAGTTGTCACACCCTTGCCTATACCCGATATAAAACCCCCGGTTACTAATATGAATTTCATTTATAATTAGAATATAAATATTTATATATAGTTTACTGTAAATATGTTCAACAGTCTATAAACAATAATAGGCGATTATTTAGTAAGATTTTAGTAAAAATAATATTGGTTTATAGTATATTATGGCCGATTATACAAATTTAAGTGTAGGAGAAAAAGATGAACTCCTCGGCGCCGTCAAGGAGAGCATCGCCGCCACCGAACAACAAGTGCAAGCGGCGAAGAAAGAACTCGAAGAGGCGCTCGCCAAGCAGGATGACGATCCTAACAAAAGTAAAGCGATCGAAGAGGCGCTAAAGAAGGTGCCCCTAGCCGCCGCCGCCGCCACCCGTGTCAAAGAAGAAGCCGATACAAAACTCACCGAGCCCGACCCGGCCGAGACGCCCGGACTCGGACGGACCTCTGAGAGGCAATTCGGACAGCAGAAGGAGGCGAAAGAAGCCGCGGATAAAATACTCAAAGATGCCAACGAACTACTTGAAAGTGCTCAAAAAGCCGCCGAGGAAAACCCTGTCGACCCCGCCGCCGGCGACCCCGCCGCCGGCGA